CGGTCAATGGCGTAGCAGATAGCTGCGGTATCGCCAATCATCGCGGGATCAAGACCGCAAATATAAGTAAAGCCGTTTAAGTCTCTAGGATGGCCTGGGTGACCTGCAACTAGGTTGCCTGCCTTACGCATACCGTCAATAGATCCTTTAACACATACAGGATCAAAGGCAGCGTTTTCAGAAACGTCTTGTTGCTGATATACCAAAGCCCAGGTGCTTGCATCCATCGCTTGGCGTTCGTTGTAAAGGTTACGTCCAGACCAGCGTGGGTATAGGCCGTCTTCGTTCTTATCAGATTCTAACTGTCCATCAAATGGGGCATCGGATGCGGGCCATAAAGTTTCCCACTTGTCAGGGTCTTCATCTGCTGTCAGCAGGGCCGGCATCGCTAGATACTTCCAAGGAACTTGGCCACCAGGGTAGCGATCTTCTTGGCGTAGCTCGCGGTAGAGATCTACCGAGGCCACACGAGTTCCGATAATAATTAGTTTACCCGTAGGGTTAAGACGGGATCTGACATCTTGGGTTAACCAGCGGATCTGCTTTTCAAACTCATTGGCGTTCTTTAAGGTCACAGCGTCGTCTACAATAATCATATCTGCACGCTTACCGTAGATCTGACCACCGATACCGACGGCTTCAATGTTCGGGTCCTTTTCAGATGATTCACGGAGTTCATCACCGAAGGTGACACGGGTAGCCTGCCACGAGGCAGACTTGGAATTAAACCCTACGCCAGCAGCATACGCAGTCTGTAATTCTTGATACATTGGATGCGTCAGACGTTGCTTGATGGCGTAGAGAAAGTCAGCAGCTAATTGCTGCGTTTGAGATACGATCAATACTCTAAAGTTAGGATTCCTACATACCTGCCAGGTGACGTAGTCCACCGTAATTGTGATGGACTTGGCGTGGTTAGGCGGGATATTTATCAGGACGCGGTTGGCTGCAAGTCCTGGTTCAAATTTCATACTGGGGTGTAGCCACCCAGGTTCTCTGCCTTCGATTACATCTACAATGTTTTGCTGATGGGGGAAGGTACGGCTGTGAAGGAACTTTTGGCGGAACTCTGCAAAGGTCAAGTCGTGGACATCGCCGGAGGCGAACTGCTTATCCTTTAAGCCTAGGCGGGTTCGATCAATTTTATCTGCAAAGATTTTATCTGTGCGCCGGTAATACTCATAAGTCTTAATGGACTTGCCAGCAGAGGCAGTTGCTGCCTCAACGGTCATACCTTCTGCGACAGCGCCGAGGATGACTCTCTTAGCAATATCAGCCGAGTTGTCAGCCATTAAAAATTAATTTCCAAAAGTTGTTTTTGGTTTTGATAATTTTTTTGGCTTTGGCTTTGGCTTTGGTTTTGGCTTTGCAGCAACTGGTCCAACAGTTTTTACACCTGTGTCACGGCGAATTATTGCTGCAGCGCGTGCCAATGTACGTTTACGGTCCAAAGACCTTCTGTTTTGAATTTGTTTTTTTTCTTCAACAGACAATTTTTCTGTTCCCTTAGGCAAGGTAAACATAGTTTGACTTGTTTTAGGATTAGCGCTTAATTTATTGTATCGTTTTTGCTGGGCAGGAGTCATCGGCATTTTGTATATGCTATTGGGGTTATATAAAGAAGGTTTATCTGTCTTTTTCTTTGGTGCCATTTTATCTCCTAAGACCGGACGGGCCGGAATTGATTTTATTATCGGGCTTAGCAATTTTATCGGATCTAGGTATTAGATAGACCTCACCCGACTAAAAGGTACCGGAGCCGTCGGGCTTAGCGCCCGAAGGAGCCACAGCGAACTGAGGGGTAAGTCTAACCTCGGCCTAGGGGCCTCGTGAGAGGCATTGTAACGGGTCGCAAAGTACTCCCCGCTTTGCTCCCCTACTGTATACTAAGGCAGGAAATTTAGGCCATTTCCCGTTTTATTTATGTGACCTTCATCACACACGGTATAAGTGCTGTTCAGAGCCACTTCAGCTTCACTTTAGCAAATATTTTTTGCTGGGGAGTATACTACTCACGGCGCGGGATATTAACAACGGGGGGTCGGTTTTTTCTGGGCTGGCGGTCTAGTCTGCGGGGCTAATCTTTCGGTCTAGGCGTGTAGTCTATAGAAAGTTTTGAGGGGCGCACTATAGATCTGGCGCCGGCTAGCCTTATCCCCTAACCCCTAACTATTAAGTAATGAGATCCAACCAACCGGCAACCGGCAACCCTTAGCCCTAACCATCACCGGCTAACCTATCCAACCGGATCGCCTATCGTCACCGGATAAGTTACCGATAAGTAGGTTACTCACCGGTAACTATTCTAGCGACACGATCACCGGCTATCGCTTGCACTATAGGGTATAGTCGCGTACTATTTACCTATCGGCAACCGTTGCCGGTATCTAATGAAAGAGGCAGATTATGACAACATCAACCACCGTAACTATCGGAGAAGTTAAAAACCTAATAGATATCCTAGCGATTGACAATCGCGCTCAAGGTCAAGATATGTCTATTGATAAGTATCGGTTCGATGAAGTAGTGAACGGGATCAATAGTGATCTTGATCTACGCGATTATCTTCTAGGTTTACCTATGGAATACACACTAGAAGAGTGCGTATCACTTATGGATTACTTCATCAATAACCTATTAGACGATGAAAGAGTGACACCGTTTTACACCGTATTAAGTGCCTATAATTACGAACTAGGCGATAAGGTCAAGGCTAACGCCTATCTTGCGAGAGGGTTGCAGGATAACTATCCACTAGCCGGACTACTTCACCGCGTCTATTCTGCCGGTTGGGCTATTGACGCGTTCGCGTCAATGCGTAATGAACTACATCATAAGGTAGTCAAGGCGTTAGAAGATAAGGCGAACGATACGATCTAACGGCGTACTATCGCGCACCGGTTCGCCGGTGCGTGGTAGTCTGCAATTAGCAGAATATAGAAGAGAAGAGGTAAATAAGTGAAGTTAAAATATACATTGTGCGATAAGTGCCTACACTTACTCACGGAATTACACTTCAACAATTCGACTACCTGCGATAGTTGCCAGAAGAGAGAAGAGGCGAATAATGCTAATTAAGGTCAATGCAGAAAACGACACGAACGGCAACCCGCGCAGGGGTTGGATACACCTATCCGGAGAAGGTAGGTTTTTAGGGTTTTATCCGGAGGGTTACGATGACGGAGGGGAGATACTACGCGATCTACGAAAGAGTGAGAGTGAGGCGTATCCGTCTATTAATATCACCCCTAAAGAATATAAGCGCCTAAAGGGGTTAATAGCGTGAAGATCACTAGAAGAGGGCGTATCGTGAGGGCTATTCTAATCGGGGCGGGAATAGCCCTAGGGCTATGGGTATCGGGGCGCCTATGGTACACCGGCGCCGGTTGGTGTATCGGTTCGATGTCTAAGTGTGTAGGGCTATAATATGAGCGCGAGAGTGGAATTACTTATCACGCGAGAGGGTAACGCTATCCTAGGTAATTTTTACCGGATAGTTGCCTATCGTGAGCATATGCGACTAGGTGAGAGGATCTACGCCGGCTATACTAGGCGCGAAAGTGTACGCCTAGCGCGTGAGATCATACGCGAGAGAGGGCGATTAGATTAAATCTACGGTATAGTAAGGCTAGGCTATAGGTTATCCCTTGTCCTCCTCCCATAAGGTGGAGGAGGGTAAGGGAGGGCAGATAGCCCTAAAATAAAGAGGAAGAGGACAAGTAATGAATATAGTGGAAGAGGACAAGGTAAGTCTCAATCATATTGAGATTGAGGGCGCGAGCCTATTAGAACTATTGGAGGGCGTGAGTACTCACGCGTCTAAGGATAAGTACTTACACTCACTTTACGCGGTGCAGATTGAGGGCGCCGGCGGTGATCTAATCGCTAGGGCAACCGATAGGTATCGTCTAATTGAGGGCGCGGTGCGCTATGGTGAGGGAGGGCTAGACGCGTCTATTATCTCTCTCGATGATGTGAAGAAAATTATCACACTATTAAAGGCGCATAAATTGCACCTAGTAAACATCACGCGTATCGGTGACGCGCTCACGATAAGCGCACTAGGTGACGCGATCACCTTTACCTTAATTGACGCTAACTATCCACCTATGCAAGATCTACTATCTAATAGTGAGGGAGATCCAGTATCGGTTGATAGTATGGCGTTTAATCCAGCGTTTATGGCAGATTATGCGAAGATAGCCGGTAAGGGTAATGCGATCAAGATCTATTTTACCGGTGAGAATAAACCTATGAGGGTGAGAATTACCGGTGACAAGATCACTTGGAGGGCATTACTTATGCCTATGAAGTATAACGATTAAGTAGTGGCGTACTATCCGGCTATATCTATAGGGTATAGTCGGGTAGTATCTTACTACAATGGTGAGATATAAGGGAAAGAGGGCAAGAATATGAAGTACAAGGTATATGCAACTACTACTACTCAACTAGTAACGGAGATCGAGGCAGATAGTTATGAGGAGGCGAGCAAGTATGCCGATAATGAATTAATTACCGGTGACTTTGACGCTATTAATACGGACTTCCACCTTGATCTAATAGTGGAAGAGGGCAAGTAATGGAACTAGCGACCTGTAAAGTATGCGCGAGCGACTTTGATCTTGAAAGTATGATTGAAGATATAGCAGGAGGTAAGTACTGCCTATTAGATAGCGGAGAGATCTGCCTAGTATGCGGTATCTATGGTCACGATTGCGAGGGCGAGTAATGAGTGCGAGAGTGTGTGAATATTGCTATGGATATTTCAATTCGTCCAGCGAGATAGTGGCGCACTATTCTAAAGATCACAAGGTGGAGGAGGGAGAGTAATGAGTAACGATCTAGGTATATGTGCTAAGTGTGGCACCGGTGAATACCTGATACTTAATATTGGTATCGGAGATATAATCTGTGAGGGGTGCGGAGAGTGGCAAGAGGCTATCCTCAATGATGTATATGCGAGGGTGGATAAGTAATGGGGTATTATGACGGAGATCCTTGGTCTAATCACATACTCAATGAGATCAAGTGTGCAGAGTGTGAGGAATATTTTGACGATCAAGAGGGAGAGGGCAATATCTGCCCACCTTGTATACTGAGAGAGAGGGCGAAGAATGAATAGGTGGACAGTATGGGCAGGCGGTAGTGAGGTTAATTGGCAGCACTATACGCACAAGATAGACGCTGAACGGGTGGCTGAGTTCTGGCGTGAGGTAAAAGGTTATGATGATGTAATAGTGGAGGAGATCAAGTAATGAATAGAGAATATCTATCGGCTAAGGCAGAACTATGCAGCAAGCTGGCAGTAGATCAGATTAATAATGGCAATGAGGAGGAGGGCGTGAAGAACTTTAAGCGTATGATTCGTGCGCTAGGAGAGATTCACCTACTCGACATAGAAGAGAGAAGAGGGAGAGAATGAGTTTTTATTCTACGAAAGAAGACCTCATATACCTATATGAAGTCACCGACCCGCAAGGGGTGGCAGTATGGGGAGGCGAGCAGATCAAGGATATGTTCGACTGGCACCGGCGAACGCCGGACTCACGCGTGTTTATCTCCACTTGGGAGAGTGATGAGGAGGACGCTCACCTAGTGGGCAGACCTATCGAGATCACCTCAATCGTGGCGAGCAAGGTGGGTGAGGGCAAGTGATCTTTACTATTGGAATCATACTAGCGTTGCTGGTAGCCTATGCACTTATAGTTATGGAGGATAAATACAATGACGGATATAGATAGAAGGATAGCGACAGCTAAGCGAGTGGCAACGGGCTATCGCAACTATCGAAGGGCGAGGGATAGGGCGTTAGCACGCCTATCAAACCACTACCCTGAAACCTATAAGGAACTATTAGAGCAGGAGAAGATCTCTGATGAACAACTGGGTAAGAAGTGGCTTGATATTGACGGCAGCACTGACGCTATTGATAGCGTTCATACCGACACCACCGGTGCATATCCACGTGGAGATAGAGAAAGAGCCAACAGTGGCGAGGACGAAGGCAACAATGGAGGAGAAGCGTGAGAACAGAAGAATCATCAAGCAATATAGTAAAGCTCTCGGTTATACGCAGAAGCAAACATCGTGCCTTATCACCCTATGGACCCGTGAGAGCAGGCTTGACCACCTCGCAGATAACCCAAGATCAACAGCTTTCGGAATTGCTCAGCTCCTTAGAGAGCGTAGTCGAGAGCCTGAAATTCAAATCCTTCACGGCATACGATACATTAACCATCGCTATCGAGGGAGTGCGTGTAGCGCTCTCGCACACTCAGACCGAAGAGGGTGGTACTGAGTAAAGTATGCTACAATAATCCTGCCTCCTTCCGGAAGCACTAGCCCTCACCGTTATCCTCTTTCCGGTGGGGGTTATTGCTTTCTATCCACCGTTAGAGTAAAACCCTGGACCCTTGAAGGTGACGGCGGGAGAGGACCAGCTGCGAGACATAGACTGGTGGCAATCAGTACACATAGGCGTAATGATCTCAGCGTGGATAGACTGCTCGATCTCCCTGGTACTACCACACTCACACTTGAAAGCATAGATCATAGCTTTACTGCCTCTTCTATATCTAAGTAACCTACTAACTTATCTACCTTGGACTTGTTAGAAAACTCTGAGGTGGCAGGCATACGATGAGTAACCCACTCAGGCTCAGGTATATCCATCAGATCAAAAGAGTAGATACCTAGCGGAGTGGAGTTAATATAAAAGGGGATCAGATCACGCTCAGCTGACTGAGTGATGAGCTTGCGATACTTCATCTCTTCAATTAACAGTGTGGGGTAATGAGTATAGCGACACTTGAGTTCGATGTAGTGTCCGGCTTTGGCACTGACACAATCAAAAGAATCATAGATACCAGGGCTACGCTCTAAGTCAGGGTACATACCACCCTTGAGATGGTCGAATAGTTCTTGCTCTTTCATCGCCAAGGTGTCTCCCCGCCTAGCTCTTCCTGTAATCTACGCAGTGAGTTAGTAACCCTGCGATCAGCAGTAGATACGGCACACTCTAAGTACGATGCTATCTGTTGCAGCGTAGCGTTATCGTGATAGCGCATACGCAATACAGTTCTATCCTTCTCATCTAATTCAAGGAAACATTTCTTAATATCTATCAGGCTAGCGAGTAGGTTGCCACCTTCTGCGGGAGAGGATGAGCCGCGTGGCTGGCCATCCTTAATCATCTCTTGTGCCTGCTCTAACACTGTGCCATCTATGATGGAGGCAATAACAAAGGGTAGTAACTGACCAAGTATCAAGGTTTCATAGTAAGCCTCATCTTGTAACTGATAGCCAGACTTATTAGCCTTCTCCTTGCGAGCATAGCGTTCTGCTACACGCTTCATCTGCCAAGCAATACGCTTCTCGTTATGCTCTAACTGCTTAGCATCTTCAACGCTCATCTGCTCAGTAATATAATCATTACGAGTCAGAGCCCAAGCCACACACTCCTGGGCTATATCATCCTTCTCCACCCAATGCCTGTAGCGCCGGTGAATTGCATAAGCAACCGATGGTGCTAGCTCATAGACAACGGGGTGTAGTTTAATCACAGTCAGTAGCTTCAACCTCAGGCCATACGCCATCTAATACCATCATTGCAATAGCAGAGTAGTTAAGTAGATCAAGGTATGAGTCACGCAAGGACTCGTTGCTAGGCTTAACGCCTGAGTCGAGCAGGTTATTGATGCGAGCTATCTTATCCCACATACGTACACGCAGACCATTAAGTGGTCCACCTGGTGAGTGAGCAATATTCTTTGGGCCGTAGTCGTGATGCTTACGGATAAGTAAGTTACCTGCTGTATCCATAATGCGCCAGACATCAGTAGCAAACTCAGGGTTTACCTTATCGGTGTAGGGCGCAGTAGAACTGTCTCGGTTTCCGTATTGATCTCTAGGATCTGGAAGCCCATATGCTGCAAAGTCTGTATCATCTGTTGCCATTCGTCCTTACTCACCCTTCGGTTCACCCACTAGCAAAGCTCTCGTGGCATCTGCCCCGTGTGCTAGGTAGTAGTCATTGATATCCATACCTGGTGGTAGTGTAACAATAGTTGAGTTCAATATCTCATTAGCGACACGCTTGGCAAAGTCAGCACCAGGATTACTGCCATCTTCCTTGATGTCATTGTCACCTACTACATACACAGTATCGTAGCCAGTAAATAACTTAGGAAAGTGTGGCTTCCAGGACTGCACACCAGGTACACCCACTGCTGGGATACCCAGCATCCCGCTAGTAATAACAGTATCTAGCTCACCTTCGCAGACAACTACATATGGCGATAGTGGTAGCACATCTGCCACATTGTAAAGGTGTGCCTTCTGCCCAGTAGGTGAACCATACTTAGGCTTGCCATCATCTATGCGCCGGAACTTAAAGCCTACACAACTGCCACTGGCGGTGATGTAAGGGATAGAGATCCATCCTTCATACATCTCGTGACCATTCATTGGATCGGTCACTGTACCTAACTCAAAGCGAGCAGCTACTGTCTCAGATATCCCACGTTCTGCGAGAGCGACTAGGGTTTCCGGACTTACCTCTTGGGCGTATCGCTGCGCCGCTTCCAGTAGCAATTTCGACTGCGCGTTTGAGGCCATCCCTAAACTCCAAGTTCTCTATGATGCAGACTATGTTCACTGCATTACCACCCTTACCGCAGGTATGGCAGAAGTATAAATTCTTATACGTATTAATTACTGCAGACCTACGTGTGTCACTATGCAAGCAACACTTAACTGATACATCTTGTCCTTCTCGTACTTCCCCACCGAAGTAGGTAACGATAGGACCTATGGGGATTGAGTTTGCATCAGCGGAACCGGAACTCCCTCGACCTTTACCCAACCTTGACCAATCTTGTGCTGGCATACGCATCCTTCACACTTCTCGTGCCAGTGTGCAGCACGCTTGAGATGGTTGAGTGAGTTCTCCTCACCTGCTTTGATGCAGTTGTCGCAGATCATACTTTCTTTGCCCTCTTCTTGGGCGCTGTCTTTTCAACGATGTACTCTTCGACTGCTGATTCAGCATCAGCTTCAATGATTGCTTCTTCTAGTGGTACAACTTCTGGTACAAGTATCTGTGATGTGGTGATACTACCCTCTGGTACTGGCATTATTGTTTCTCCTTTAACCATTGTGCTAGGTCCTGAATGACCCAGGCTTGATCTATTG